ATCCAATGAAGTTCGGCAGAATGGATGCGCGCATCACTATCCAGCGCGCGACGGTCGTAACGAACGACTACGGCGAACGGGTGCCCACCTGGGCCACCCTGGCCACCGTGTGGGCCGATGTTATTTGGCGCGAAGGCAGTGGCGCGGAGCGCATCGCCAGCGACCAAATTTTGTCAAAGCAGCCGGTGCATTTCCTGATCCGTTACAGCACCACAGTGTCATCGGTTAGTGCAAAGGACCGGGTGTCCTATGGGGGCAAATCCTACGAAATCGAAACCATCCAGGAAATCGGCCGCAACGACGGCCTGCGCCTGACCTGCACCCTGCGCGAATGAAAATCACCAGCAAGATGGATGTGCGCGAACTGAACAAGCGCATCAAAAAAGCGGTGGAGATGGGGAAGGCCAACAAGGCCAGCGTACAGAAAGCCTACCGGCGGGTGGGTGCCATCTATGTGGCCACCGCCAGGTCCATGATCAAAGACGCGCCCAAAGATATCCGGGTGCAACGCGGCGATCGCATGGGGGCATTCATCGAGCGCGGCACCCTGCGCCGGTCGATGGGCACCTGGAATGCTCACAAAGTATTCCCGACTATCCTGGCCGGACCGCGCAGCAACTTCCCCATGAAGAAGAAAGTGCGCGAACACAGCGATGCATGGTTTGCCCACATTGTGGAGGAAGGCGATTTTCCCGAAGTATTCGGCGGCAAAAACGCCAGCCATCCAAACTACAAAGTGATGGAACGCGCCATGAAGGCGTCGTATCCGCGAATGAAAGTTAAATTGTACCAGGAACTTCGAAAGGAGTTTGAAAAACTGATGAAGTAATGCTGGCCGGAAAAGCAATCTACTACCTGCTGTCAAATAACGCTGGTCTGTCGGCGCTGGTGGGAACCCGCGTATTTCCTGAGATTGCGGAGCAAAACACCGCGCTGCCTTATGTGGTTTACACCATCCGCTCAAATGAACCCAGCGACACCCAGCGCGGTCCGTCGGAACTGGACACTGCCAGCGTCGAGGTCAATTGTTTTGCGGACACCTATCAAACGGCCATCGCCATCAGCGTCGCTGTGCGCGCAGCCATCGACCGGGCGAAAGGCACCTACAGTGGGGTGAATGTTCAAAGTATTCAGTACCTGTCCGAAGTGATGGGATTTGACGAAATGCGCCGGGTGTACTTTGTGACCGCCGATTACCAGGCGCGCATTCAGCGCGACGCATCGAATTTGCCGCAGGTGCTGATAGATGCGGGTGTGTACAACCTGGACGATCTGTCCGACGTCAACGCGCCCAACCCGACCGATGGGCAGGCGCTGGTGTACGATTCGGCCACCGACACCTGGGGGCCGGGCGATGTGAGCGCCACCCTGGCAGATCTGACCGATGTGCTATTGGACGAACCGTTGGACCGCGAAGCGTTAGTGTACGATGAGGTCACCACTTCGTGGATCAATGGCGGCCCGGCGAAGGTGGATGTGCCGGTGTTCAACAACACTTTCAACACCATCACCAAAGGCCAGGTCATTCAGTTCGGCAACAGTGCGCAGGGCGACCGCATGGGCATCACCCTGTTCAGCGCCACAAGCATCAACGACCCCAAGGGATTGCTCGGCATCGCGTCGGAAAATATCCCCGCCGGGCAGCCGGGTCACGTTCGTTCTTACGGCACGATTTACGGGATTAACACAAACGCCTATCCGGTCGGCACCATCCTATACGCATCGGTCACAGAGGGGCAACTGACCAGCACCGTACCCACCGCGCCTAACCACCGCATCGCCATCGCCGTAGTCACCCGGCAGCACGTGAACACCGGGCGCATCTTCGTGCGCACCTACACCCCGGCGTTTCGTTTGGCTGACCTTTCCAACGTCGCGTCTACATCGCCCACGACCGGGCAGGCTTTGTCATGGGATGGCAGCAAATGGGCACCGGCGAATGTCGGCTACATCCCAGGTTCACCACCGCCGGGCGGCTTCCTCGGCAACGTCTTCTATCAGGACAATGCCGGCAACTTCACCCAAGAAGACGCGTTCAGATACACCGCATCGACCAACACCCTTGCCGTCGAGAACATCACCGGAACCACCGTCACCGGGTCAGGCGTAGTGAAGGGCAGCAACACGTTCGGGCAGCGTTACGCGACGCAGGCGGCAACCAACCGGGCGCTTGCCAACACCGCATCGCTGACCGTCGAACGCTACTTCACCGTGACCGCAGAAGGCAACGGGGAGTCGTTCAACATCCAATCGAACACCCCGTCGGCGGGCAATAAAATCGTCCGGAAGATTTGGTACAAGGCGGAAGCCTTCGAGGACACCGACGTGAACACATGGACACTGCTGCACACCTTCGCCGATAACACCGCCTACGCTTCGACCGCGACCAAATGGCAGGAGTATTTAGACGGGCAGACCTACGGCAAACCGCCGTTCACGCTGGCGATTAGTTGGGAGGATGTGCCTGCGCTGACTGGCATCTTGGACGGATACACCGCTGACCTTGTTGGCGCTTATGGAGTGGCTTGGCTCAACCCAACTTACACGGGCAGCGCAATTCGGGTGCGGCGCGCCAGCGACAACACCGAGCAAGACATTGGGTTTGATGACCAAGACCTTGACACCACGGCGCTGACGACCTTCTGCACGGGAACGAATTGTTTCATCCGAACGTGGTACGACCAAAGCGGCGGGGCGAATCACGCTACGCAGACCACGACGGCAAATCAGCCGAAAATCTACGACAGCAGCACCGGCGTCGTTTTGACGAATAGCATTGCGGCAATTCGCGGAGATGGCACAACCACCAAGTTGGCAAATTTCAGCATCGCTTTAACGGGAAATTATTTTATCGCGGTCATTTCCAAGTTAGATGCAATTGGGACAAATATGTTCCTCGGTACAACTGGCGCAGGCGGCTATTTGAGAGCGAACGATGTTGGCACTCTGTTCAATATTCGTCACGACGGCCAAACGGGAGGCGCAGACTTTACCGTAACCGCTGGAACGTCGCAGCGTTTGCACGTTGCGCAGCGTGTCGGCACGACGATGAACTACGCAATGAATGGTTCAAATAACACGGCAACTGAACTGGCAACGCAAGGGGCAACTTTTACAATTAGCTGCTTATTAGACGGATACCAAAATCAGTACGAAATTGACGGCACAATGCAAGCCGTCATCATTTACAACGCCAACAAATCCGCCGACCGCACCGCCATCGAAACCGCCCTCAACGACTATTTCAACGTCTACTAATGGCATCGTACATCATCGTCCGCCCCGAAGGGATTTTAACAAGCCCGCAGCGCGCGCAGTTTATCACCCGCGAACTCTACTGCATCACCCTGCCTTTGCAATTCCAAACGCCCGACCAAGCCGACGGCACGGTGTTCGGCATCATCCACCACCCGACCGACGGCAGGGCAGCGTTGCAGGTGGATTTGGACTACGTCATCCCGGTGCATCCGCTGGTCACGTTGGAGCGGCTGGTGTCGCTGTTCCCGGAGATTACCGATGCGGAGCGCATGACGCTGATGCAGGTGATTTTTAGCAGCAAGTCGTTCCCATTCCGGCACATCGTGCCAAGCACGGTCACGGTCAGGGACGAGGCGTTTATGATCGCGGAAGGTTGGTTTGAGCCATGACGGTGCTTTCTCCCATCCAACTGCTCGGCTACGTGCTGGCCGGAATGGCCGGGCACTACGACTTGGCCGGTGACCTTGACCGCAACGGGGTCATCAACATCGCCGACCTGCTCCAACTGCTAACCATGTTCTGATGGCCAAATCTCAAACCACCCACACCAAGGTGCTGCGCGAAGTCAGCCGGCCGGGCGTTCACGCGAAGACGAAGACCAGCGCCAACAAGAACTCACGCAACTACCGCAAACCCTACGGCGGGCAAGGCAGGTAATTGGCGTTGCGTACATTTGGGCTATGAAGGTTGCAATCCACTTCCCCGTGTACAAGCGCGCCCGCATTCGCAACATCGCGATGGACGCGCTCGACCGGGTGCGCGAGCAGTTCAAAGGCCTCGGCATCGAGACGGAGGTGGTGGTGATTGGCGACGACAAAGACCTGCCTGCCGTCTGCGAAAAGCGGGGCTACCTGCACTTCCCCTTCAAGAACTCGCCGATCGGCACCAAGTTCGAGATGGGGCTGCGGTGGATGCTGCGCAATCTTGAGTTCGACTACTTCATGGAGTACTGCTCGGACAACATCCTGCGCGAAGATTGGGCGGAGTTGATGGCCAAGGAACTCAAGGCCGGGCGGGCATGGATTGCACATGACCAGTTCTACATCGTCGATGCAGCCACCGGGCGCACACATCTCTTCGGGGGCCGGGGTCAAAGCAACGTCGGGCGATGCACCAAGCGCGAGTTGCTGGTCAAATGCCAAAAGCATTTGGGGCGGTGCTACGACGGCGAACTGATGAGCGGAATGGACGCTTCGTTTAGGGCGAACATTTGGCGCTGCACGGACCAGTTGACGTACCTGCTCAAGACCAAGACGCCGCTCATCATTGACCTCAAGACCAAAGAGAACATCAACAAGTTCGAGGGGTTTGCGCGCAAGACCGAGCGGTTCCCGCCGACGGAAGTGGTCGGCAGCTTTCCCGAACTTTCACAACTCAAATCCTTTCAAAATTTAGATCACCATGCCTACAACGGGGAAAATCAGGAGTAATGCCATCGGCATTTTTATCTCCAACGAAAGCGCCAATAGCGGCACTTTCAGCGGCGGAACTTACGGAGACAACACGAGCGAGAACGACACCTGGGAAATCGTCGCCTGCGCGACGTCCGGCACGTTCAGCGGCTCGATGGAAGTCATCGACGCCACCACCAAAGACAACGACGGAGAGCGGGAAATCCTGACCTCATCGCTGTCCTGGACAATGGCCTGCGACGGCCTCATTGAGTACGGCCTGAGCAGCAGCGTGAAGTCCGGCGCCGACCTGTTCACGCTCTGGAAAAACAAGACCAAAATCAAGTTGGCTTGGACGACCGGGGTGGATGGAGACATCATGTACTGGGGAAAGGGCTACATCACGACGTACGAAGAGAGTGCGGGATTGAACGAAGTGGCCTCGTTCTCAGTTAACTTTGAGGGCGACGGAACCATCTACAAGGCGGTTCTCGACACCAACGACGCTACGTTCAACAATAACAACAACTAATGGCCAACCAGCTCCGCGGCGAATTCACAGTCCAACTGACCGACGACCTGTCGGTGGACGTCGTAATCAATATGTACGCACTGAATTTGTTCCTCGAGGAAGAGGGCGCGGGGTTGGCAGACCTTCAGGAGTTGCTCGAATCAAAGGCATTGCGCTCCCTGCCCCGGCTTGTGTGGGCAGGGGCGCGCACTGCTGCCCTTGTGAAGGACGCGCAGTTGCCGCTGACCTTCGAGAAGTTCGCCGCACTGTTCGGCTCCGTTGCGTGGGATGAGGTCAGCGAGAAAGTCCTCGCTTCGCTCCAACTCGACACAAAAAAAAAGTAAGCGATGGCGGCGGGGAAGACCCGCCAACGATGCGCGACTATTACGTCGCGTGGCTGGAACGCGGGCGCGATCCCGATACCTTCTGGCGCAGTACCTTCGGGGAGGTAACCATTATGCTCCGCGCCTACGAATTCCAAGATGAAGTGCAGTGGATGCACACGTCTGCGTTGATGGCCTTGACGGCCAACATCAACCGCGGAAAGAACGCGCGCCCGTTCGAATGGAACGACTTCAACCCGTATGCCAAGGCGAAGGCGAAGGTGAAGGCCGCCCCGAAGTTGGGCAAGAAGCATCACGACCTGTTCGCCAAGATGACCCACAAATTGAACACCAATGGCGAAAAGCAACGCGATACTTAACATCATTTTTGGCGCGGACACCAAGCAGCTTGACCGGGCGCTCGGTGGCGTAGCCAAGAAACTTCGTGGCACCGCGGAAAACCTCAACGGGCTGGGGCAGAGTTTGTCCCTTGGGCTGACCGCGCCCATCGCTGCCTTCGCCGGCCTTGCGACCAAGAGTTTCGTCGATAGCGCCAAGGCCATCGCCCAGGTGGAGGCCGCGGTGAAGTCCACCGGCGGGGCGGCAGGCCGTTCCGTTGACCAGCTTTCCACGCTTGCCGAAGGCTTGCAGCGGGTGTCGCTGTTCGACGATGACGAAATCCTGCAGAACGTCACGGCCAACCTGCTCACGTTCACCAACGTGGCGGGCACGGAGTTCGACCGGGCGCAGCAGGCGGTGCTTGACCTTTCGACCCGCCTTGGCACCGACCTGACTTCGGCGACGGTGCAGGTGGGTAAGGCGCTCAACGACCCCATCAAAGGCGTCACGGCGTTGGGTCGGGCGGGCGTGCAGTTCAGCGCGCAGCAGAAGGAGTTGATTGCCACGCTCGTGGAATCCGGCGACGTGGCCGGGGCGCAGGCGGTCATCTTGGGCGAACTCGAAACGCAGTTCGGCGGGGCTGCTGCGGCCGCTGCCAATGCCGACCCGTACACGCAACTGGCCAACGAAATCGGCAACCTCGCCGAAGAGTTTGGCGGCATCATCAACGATGCGCTCAAGCCGCTGCTCGGCTTCATTCGGGACGTGGTGGATGAGGTGAAGGGATGGAGCGACGAAACCAAGACGCTGGCCGTCGTGGTCGGTGGGCTGCTCGCCGCACTTGGGCCTACGCTCATCGCGGTGGGCAGTATGATTAACGCGCTGGTGACCATTAAAGGCGCGCTAAAACTGGCCACGATCGAGCAGTTAAAATTAAATGCCGCCGCGCTTGCCAACCCATACCTGCTTGCGGCTGCTGCTATTACTGCACTTGGCGTCTCCATCTACGCCTTCAACAAGCGCAGCACGGACGCGAAGGAGAAAGTCGACGACCTCAAGAAGAGCGTCGAAGGGCTGACTTCCGCAGAGGCCGCGTATGAGGCGCAAAAGGCCGTCACAGAGCAGGCGGAGAAGGTGCGCAAGTTGCGCGAGGCATACGAGGCGCTTGCCGATAAGCGAGCCATTGGCGACCAGCAAGACCAGCGCATCTTTAACACGCAAAAGCAGCAAGCAAAGGATGTCCTTGCCAACGCGGAGAAGGAACTGGAGGGTTACCGCAAAATCCTCGAACAGAAAAAGAGCGATGCCTATTGGAGTGGCGTTGCATCGGAGCGGCTTGCCGAGTTAAACGAGAACCGCAAGGCCAGCAACGAGACCATCGTGGAGGAAGGTCAGGCGCTTGCCTCTACGGAGGAGCCCGCTAAAACCTACATCGACACGCTGAACGAACGCCTCGCCGCTATTGACGCGGAATACAAAGTCACGGGCGATTTAACGGTTCGTGTGGACGCCATCGCCGAGGCGTACAAGACCGCCGCCATCGCCGCCCAACTGCTCGGCAACGAGACCGAGGCGCTTGCGCTGAAGCAGGAGATGCTTGCGCGGGTGGCTGCACCGGAGCCGCTTGCAGTTGCGCCATTGGCCAACGCTCCGGTGACCCCGGAGATTGTCACAGGCAACGGTGCGGCCGATGCCATCCAAGCCCAAATCGAGGCGACCACGGGCCTCGGCACGGCATTCGATGACACCCGGCAGAAGGCGGTCGGTTTTGCCACGGATGTAGCGGGCGCAATGGAGACGGCAGCCGAGGGCATGGCGGTATCGTTTGGGATGATGCTCGGCGAAAGCCTTGCCACCGGCAACAAATTGCAGGGCGTGGGCACGATGATTCTCACCACCCTCGCAGACCTTGCCATCCAAGTGGGTCAAATTGCTATCGGTGTGGGCGTGAGTGTGGACGCCATCAAGAAGGCGCTGCTCACCCTCAACCCCATCGTGGCCATCATCGCCGGTGTGGCGTTGGTCGCGCTCGGTTCAGCGGCTAAAAACGCTCTGGCAAATAGCGCCGGGGGCGGAGGTGACGGCGGAGGTGGCGGCATCATGTCGCGCCTTGGCTTCCCTGCATTCGCGCAGGGCGGTCTTGTGACCGGGCCGATGCTGGCGATGGTGGGAGACAACCCGTCGGGCAAGGAGGCTATCATTCCGTTCGAGCGGATGGGCGAGTTCATGAAGATGGCCGGGGCCGGCGAGCCGAAGACGCAGAACGTCGTAGTGACCGGGCGTATCAGCGGGCGAGACATCTACATCACCAACGAGCGGGCAGTTAAAGAGACCAAGCGATACAGATAATGGCCATACGCTACTACTCCCAGTTCACAGACCAGCAGGGCACACTGTTCACGCTGAACATCTACGACGACCAATACAGCGGGACCAGCCCGTTCGAGTTCACCGTCGGGTCGGACGGTTTCCGCCTGGACTACGAAATCGAGGACAAGTTCGCGCCCATATGCCCCAGCACGGTGACCGTGCCGATGCTGCTGCGCAACAACAACGACGCGGCGCTGCTCACGAACCTCGTCAACTCCGACGAAGGGCGGTATGTACTGGAGATACGCAGCGGCGGGACGACCTACGCCAACGGTCACATCTTTTGGCGGGGCATCGTGCTGCCAGAGTTCATCGAAGTGGTGGACGAGGCGTACCCGCAACTCGTGGAACTCAAGGCGATGGACGATCTGTCGAACTTGCGTACCATCGACTACCTGCAAAGCCCGGAGGGCACAGGATACGCATACGCACGGGGCCACCTTGCCAACTGCATCAACCTGCTGCGGCCGTGGACTATCACCGCCGACACCGACCGCTTCATCATCATCGACTTCCTTGAGGTACTTGCCGCGGGGCCGACGTGGTATTCCGGCCTGCAAATGCAACTGAACTTCGCCACGTTTAAGGACGCGCAGACCGAGCCGGCCACCTACTGGTCGGCCTACGAGGTGCTGGAGGAAATCCTGCTGGCAATGGGCTGCCGCATCTACTGGCGGCCAAGCATCGACGCCGCGGTGAAATCCATCTTCATTGTTGACAGTTGGGCCGGGCAGGCATACGACGACGACCTGCTCACGGGATACGTGGTGAACAGCGGCGCATCGCTCACCGCCGCCACCCCAGCCCGCCCCGTGTACAACCTCGACAGCACAGGCATCAGCCGTCTGCGTGGATGGAGGCACGGCTACCTGCCCAGCATTCGGGAGGTGCGCCGGAAGTTCGATTACCTGCAAGCCAACCCGTTTGCCGTAGATCACGTTTACGACCACGTGAACACGGACAACTACCTGAACGAGTTCACGGCCACACTGAACGTCATCCCGCAACTGCACTTCGCTTCGGGCAGCGGGGTGTCGGTTCGCTTTCGATTCAACTTCGAAATTGAGCCTGACGCCACGCCGACCATCGGCTACCCCATGCGGATGATTGTCACCATGATGCTAAAGATGGGGCAGTACTACGCCAAGCGGTCATTTACGCGAATACCCGACCTGCCTTTCACCACGCCAAACGGCAACCAGTATGCGCTTGGGTTTAACTACGCCGAAGCGTCCTGGGAGACCGCGTCGCTGAACTCTTTCGTGTACTTTTTCAGCCCGGCGTTCAGCCCATGGCAAGGCGGTTCGTTCACCGTGGACATGGGCGCGGACTTCCCCGGCTTGCCTGCGGACTTGACCAGCGACGACTTCGAGGTGGAGTTCAAGAGCGAGATTATTTACGTTGCCTCATACGGCGGCACGGCAGTATTCACGCAGCCGGCTGGGCTTGTGAACTCCGCGAGCATTGAGGCGCTGACCATCTACCCAACGGATATCATCGAACTGCAAGGCAGCACGGTGATATTCAAAGCGGTGAACAGCAGCACCACCGGGCGCTACAAGTTGGAACTGCCAGACGCCAAAATCTCCGACCGCGTCATTGCAAGGGGCGGCGGCATCTTCGCGCTGCCGTCCGGGGGCAGCCGTTTCCAGCCGACCAAATGGCGGTCGCTTGCCGACACGTCGGTGGAGTTGTAGGCATGGTGATCTAAATTTTGAAAGGATTTGAGTTGTGAAAGTTCGGG